CTTGCTTGGCTTTGCGCTCATCGTCTGCACTGGCATCTGGGTCTACGAAACCGATGCCTCGGTCAGCCATATCGCGTGATCCCAGATTTGAGGTCATGACGATAATGCAATTAGAGAAGTTCACTTTTCGGTTGTCCCCAAGCGTAAGCGTAGCATTGTCGAGGATACCAAGCAGGAGACTCCAGAGGGCGTCAGAGGCTTTCTCTACCTCATCAAATAACAGGATGGTGACCTTCAGAGATTCCGTGTGATACTGGTCAAGCGCTTCCTGTGTTAGCAAGGGATGCGTCTCGCGGTGACCTAGGTATCCCGGGGGAGACCCTATCAACTTGGCGATTTCGTGTGAGTGCTGGAATTCAGCGCAGTCGATTCTGAGCAGAGCCTGCTTCTTACCCAATAAAGATTCAGCAAAGACTTCGGCAACGTGAGTCTTACCCGTGCCAGTTGGTCCCAGAAACAACACCACACCAGCTGGGTGATTGGCATCTTGGATGCCAGCTTGGTGTGCGTCAAACATATCCACGAGAGTGCTAACAGCTTTCTCCTGTCCCACAACCTTGTTAGAAAACTGTCGGAGCAGAAGTTCTGACAGCTTAGTGCTCTTAGTCGTATCGAGTTTTCTCTGTCCTGTTGCTGTGGTCATGAGGTCTCCTCTAAAATTTCACCAGAATTGCAGTCACGTTGTCACGAGTGGGAATACCGATAGCGCGGTCCACCAAGGCTTGAGCGTCATCTTGGGAAACTCGGGCGATGACTTGCTCGGAAGCCGTCTTGAAACCGTAATGGCCGGGATCAAAGAGCCCGTCCGTGCCGATGAGCACAAAACCATTGGGTGCCACAGTGACCTCGGCAACCTCGGGCTCAGTGCTGAGCACAGGGGACAACCAAGCATCCCCTAGGGCACGTCCCATCTGCAGACCTTGACCAGAAAAATTATTATAAATGTAGCCTTGGGCATAGCTACCACCACGAGTTTGCGCTGCTACACGCTCAATCTCATTGGTTCTGACATTGTGATCTGGGCCGTACCAAATACCTGATTTGGTTTGGATGATGATAGGTGAATCCCCCACGACTGCGGTGAAGACTGTGTGACTGTCTGTAGGGACGAGGACGACTGAGGCAGTGGTGCCTGCCTCATAATCCTTCAGATGCTGGGCTGCTAGCCTAAAAGCTAAGCGTAAAGATCCAGTCTCTTCAAAGAGTCCAACGAAGTTTTCAGCCATGAACTTCGAGGCTTCATCTCCACCGTGACCGTCAAAAACTCCAAGCAGTCTCCCTTGGGGTAGCTCAACGTTGATGAAAGTGTCTTCTTGGTAGGGACGTTGCCCCTTAGCGGTCGCTGCTGTGATGTTCATAAGATTTCCCTCCATGGGGTGAAGATGGTGCGTTCTTGCTTGCCAAAGGTTCCGTCTTTGAGTCGAAGACTGCCGTAAAGCCACGGCTGCTGGTCATTCCACGTATGGTCCCTCATTGCGGTGACCTTGTAAACCTTTCCAGCGTGCTCTACCAGCATGCCAACCCTGACGTTGTGTTTCTCCATTAAAAGTTTATGCTTTTCTGCTCCTAGAGCATCCAGTTGGCGAAGGAGCCCAGATCTTTCTTGCTCAATTTCATTTAAGCGCGTCATTGTTCCTCCAGTATGGGTGGTACGTCCAACACTTCGAACAGATATGTATCAGGTGTGACCCCGAGGTTGTGGGCAACGTTCTTGGCCCATACCCGGGAGTTTGCAGCGTATCTCTTACCGATCTCTTGCAGCGTCATGTTCACACTGTAGTGTTTGGATTCCCCCGAGGCCATCTTGTCTAGCTGGTGTTCCAACGCCGCCCATCCGTCGGCCTCGGTGCGGAACTGGGCGTGTCCTCCCTTGCCCACTCTTACCATCCCGGGGTATCGGTAGTCCCTTACGACCTTCAGATCCCCGGGGTTATGCAGGCGCGAAGGCAACGCACCTCTCTGCCCAAAGCCCTCGGCTTTGGCTATGGCTTGTGCTAAGATGTGCACATTTTGAGCAGGACACAATGTAGTCAGTAGCAGTGCAGTCAAAAGAGCACGCATTGTTGCCTCCTAGGTTTTTGGAATATCATCCCCGTGCAGCGGTAGGGAATTTATGATAGATCGGTCTGCATTGTCTTGGTAATCCTTCATGAAGTGGAAGGCAAGGAGCGTCGTGGCATGCTCCAGCTCCTCGCGCTTCTCCTTATACTTTGGATTCTTCTTCTCCCATTTGTCGAGGATATCTATGCCTTCTAGCCACAGCTCATAAAGCTCTGTGAGATGCTTAAATCTTGTCCCCACGTCATCCATGGAGCCTATGTTGATTGCCTGACTAATATGTTCTCCATCTCCAAGCATCTTTTGCTCCTCGCTGAAGTCTCTAAAATCTTTCCCCGGTGTGCCAAAATCTTCTCCCCAATCCATCATACTTACCTCCAAATAACGACCACCGTGATCGCAAACGCAAACAGATAGTACAAGGCGCGTCGTAAATCCCCGGCAAATGCGTAGCCGATAGAGGAGAAGATGCAAAGACTAGCACCAGCCCATGCGCCTACCTGTCCCCAGTTCATTAGAAGGCCCCCTCATGATCATTCATGGCACGCCAATAGATCTTCCAAGCAGCCTCAGTAAATGGGGATGCATATTCTTCATTGGCGACTTGTTTCAAATTGAACATTAGGGGACGTATACCTTCCTCGCAGTACATCTCGAAGAGTTTCCTCGCCGCTGTCTCAAAACGTAGCTTGGGGGTCTTCATTGCCAGTCTCCAGTCCTCATTTGCTGCACTAGCCTTTTGGCTCGGTCTCCGACTTCCTTGTACCAAGCAGAGGCTTCCATGTCGAGCGCAGCTTGTTGATAGTTCCCTGCCTGAGTGTCAGCAAGGTCATGGTGAAATTCCAGCAGGCCCGGGACGCCAAGGTTAAATGACATGTTTTGTAGTACTCCGCGCCGAGCTTCATCCAATTTCACGATCCATGGGAGCTTGCTCTGCAGGAACATGGAGATGCGTTCTACGTCCTTCCCTAGAATCTGCATGGCCTGTGCTTGGGTGAGCGGGTAGGTTTGGCCGGGAAGTGGGTTCGCATCCAAATTGTGGCCTATGCCAACGGTATTGAAGCCACGGGTATCTTTGTAGGGCTCTAGGCGTACACCTTCGTCTCTCGTTAACTGTGAAATGATGTCAGTTGGTGTGCTCATAATTTTGATCCTTTTCCGGGGATGCCGGGGATTGATTTACCGCTGATGTCCGTAGTGCCCAGCTTCGTGTCAGGCGTGCGGTCGTTGCCTGTCACTGGCACGGGGTTCCTAAGATTTGCAAGGTATTCGTCATACAGATCTTGTAGTTCTGAGCCCATAGATCCTCCAGAAAATTTTTTTGCCTCGTACGGACGGGCTTCACTTTAGCTCACTCACCCCTAGAAGTTCGTGGCAAGCCACAGACTTATACATGGCGTGCGCTCGGGTCTCATATGCTATTGCGAGGACTCCTTGCTTACCTTGAAATTGCTCCGTGACATCTCCACAGAACAAAACAGAGACATCGTAGAGATCAGGTTCACCCCAAGGAGAGAATCTGATGTTAGTGAATTTCCCATCAAGGATTTGGCCGTCTTTAGGGAGAGCTACAAGATAGGAGTAGCGACCTTGGTAGATCTCGGAAACCCCTAAGCTATTCTCGATCTTCTTGGTGGTCTCAGCGAACGCTCTTGCTACCAGCAGTCCAAAGATAAACACGACGGCGATGATAATCCATGCCGCTACTTTTTTGTTTAACATATCATCTCCTTTAGAAGTGAACCAAGTGCATACACAGCGATCACAGCGAGTGCTAAGGAACCATAGGGGTGCCCTGTGTGTTCCAACCCTGCAGCCAGAGCAAACAGCGCGGTTCCATAGAAGTATCTAGATAGCATTGAAAATCTCCTCATACCACAGCTCTATCCTTCGAGGGGATCTCCACTCCCAATTGATACTCCCAGAGTAAACTCTGGGATTCCTGATGTTAGACATTTACTGTCTCCCTCTCGTGGGCGTATCCCGCCCCGACTATGAGTGTATTGATA